ATGTATCAAGCGCGATCTCCGGCTCTCTTACCAATGGGCTAGTCGATATTGTGAGCGGCACGAAGAAGATCGAGGATGTGGGCCGCGAAATGCTCAGGAATATCGCCGGGAGCTTCGCCGACGCCGCGCAGCAGCAGCTCACCAGCCTGCTCCAGCGCCAGCTGGCGGGCGTTCTCTCGGGTGTCGTGGGCGGTGGGGGCGGAGGCGGCGGGGGCTTCGCCTCGTCGCTCCTGGGTGCCGCTGCGCCGTCCCTGATTCCAGGCTTCTCCCCGAGCTTCGCCTTCGGTGGCTTCTTCGCCAATGGTGGCACCACAAAGCCCGGAGAGGGATATGTCATCGGCGAGGAAGGCCCAGAGTTCTTCTTCCCTGGCATGGTTGGCAGTGTCGTGCCACGCGACAAGGTTGACAAGGCCGCTGAGCTGCGCGGCATGAAGGAATCGAACAATGGTGTGATCGATCTGCGTTACACTGTCACCGAGCAACGCGGAGAGCGCTACGTCACCGAAGAGCAATTCCGCAAGAGCAATGCCGCCCTGGTGCAAAGGGCGAGGAGTTCGACGTATGCTGGGATGCGCAACAGCAAAGATGTGCGCGACTACGCTGGAATCTAATGCTTAAAATCGCTCACTACATCGAGTTCCTCAGCGCAACGGCCACAGCGCTCAGCCCGCGTCAGCTCTTCCAGGCCTTCTTCCCAGCGGAAACCAGGAACTACGGTGGCGTCAATTATCAGTTTGCCCCTTTCAGCATCGCCGGCGATGTCTCGACCGGCGGCAGTGACAGCGGAGAGTTCGAGCTGATCGCCCCAGCGAATGCTATCTCAGCTGCAACGCTCTGGCAGGCATCGGAAGGGCGATACTTCGTCAGGATCCTCACCGTCCTACTTTCTGGCACCCCGCCGGCAAATGAAACAGGCTACCCGACATGGACCGAGCTTAGCACGCTCAGTTCCACAATCTGCGTTTGCGACTCGTTTGGGTACGCTGACGAGGTGCCTGGCGAGGAAGACAAGTTCGCCCCCGTAACACTTCGCCTCGCCAACCCGCTCAATTTTGTTGCAGGGACCGCGCCAACGCGTAGACTTACCGCTGCCCAGGTCGGGCCGTTACCATCAAGCGGAGGAATCACGTTTTGACTTTTTGGCGCAAGTGGGTGGGCCTCCCATGGGCTTTGGGTGCGGACCCAAGGGACGGCGCGGCAGCCTGCTGCTTCAGGACCACCCAGGCGATCCGGGAGGAGCTGGACATGGACTGGCCCGAGGGATGGATGAACCACTGGTACCAGATGGCTCGCCAGGGCGACTGGGGCAAGCTCCGGCTCGATTGGGAGGAGGCCACTGATCGGATCGAGAAGCCTGAGGCCGGTGCCCTCGTGCGCTTCGATCACAGGGACGGGAGCTTCGGCACCGGGGCGCTCCCTGACGAGAAGACTCTCGTCACGGTGCGTCATCATGGACGCCTGATCGCTGGCCCCGTCTCGTCCTGCGGCGGCCTCAAACTGTTCCGTCTCAGATGATCCCTCTCCTTCCCTACGAAGAGCGCCTTGCCGAAATCCTCGGCGTATCGCAAGAGGAGTACCAGGAATGGAAGGCGATCACGCTCACGCATTCGATCCAGAAGCCTGCAGAAGGCCCGGTCTGCGGGCCGCTTGTGCCGATCCTCGTCAACCTGGCGATCTCGGTCGGTGTCACGCTGCTGTCTTCACTGCTCTTCCCAGCGCAACAGCAATCGAGGCTTGTCGTAAGGCGTAGCAGCAGCGAGGGGCGCACGAGCAATCAGCGCTCCTCGCCGCGCTTCGGATTCGACTCGATACAGGAGCCGGCAAGGGTTGGGCAATTCGTGCCTGTTGTGATCGCCAAACGCGAAAACAACCTGGGCGGCGTGCGCGTGGCGATGCCGCTGCTGTGGTCGCAGATGCTGGCCTACAACGGCTCAGTGATGTTCCGTGGCATCTTCCTTGCCGGCGCCGCGAACATGGCAGCAGACGCTTGGGATCCCAGGGGCTGGGCGTTCGGGAATAACACTCTCGGCGCCTACTCCTACACCGGAACCGCGCTCGCCAGGGGAGCAAGGTACTCGATTTACTACTCCCGCGATGGCGGGCGAATCACGAGCAGCGATCTCATCGCCGGCAGGGAGGCCGCAAGGGACACGGGCAATTTTCAGAACTACGGGGCCCCGGATGTCTTCGCTGTAAACGTTGGCGGCAATCAGTACAAAACAGCATTCTGCATGGCAGAAACGCCGTCAACAAGCAAAGCGTTTGGCCTTTACGGCTGGTGCCCCAATGCAATGATGCACCGCGCCACTATCACAATTCAGCCTACAGTTGTAGCTCGAATCAGCAGCAGTGACAAGGTGCGAACTGATGATGATGCCGCCGCTCTTGTTGAAACTTGGAAAGGCAAATACTACTGGTCGATGCGTGGCGGGATCAGGCAGCACAGGGCGTCAGGTTCTACGACATGGACTACGCCGGCAAGCGGTAACTATCAGATCGTTACGCAAACAGTTGCCATTGGTGACTCGTTGCGCTACGTGCTGTCCGGCACAACCGACGCAGGTACTACGATCAGGTTCAACACAAACAACTCTCGTGTCATCAATGATGACGCTGAGTCCGACGAGAAGATGGGTGGTGTGGCAGCATCGGTTGCAAGCGTGCAGAACAATGCTGATTCCGCGCTGATCCCGAACGAGCTTTACAGAATTGGCAGTTGCTGGGCGGTACTCGAAGAGAGGATCTCAGAAAGCGTCAACCAATCTATCTTCATCAGCGACTCCGAGCAGGAGCCCGTTGGCAACGGCAATTCGATGCAGTACATATTTACGGTCGTGCAAGCCGGGAGCGTACAGTTTGTCGGCCCAGACTTCCTGAACCCAAGCGGAACTGGGACAATCCTATTCCCGCCCGAATACGATCCTGACAATGATCTTGCCCCGCTGCTCAGCGGCACCGAGGGGCGCTACAAGCTGTGCTCGCAAGCCTCTCAAATTTTCCGCATGGCCGTTGCGTCAGTTGGCGCGGTAAGGGAGTTCAAGGTTTGCGAGCTTGTTATCAAGTCGCGGGTTGGGATAACGATTAACGGCATGACGGGCTTTCGCTCATGCGAGAAGATCCAGACCATCAACAGCAGAGCCGGCCAGAACCAGGTGGGTGACACCGCGAACGGCGTCTTGTCTGTCTCGCGTTACGACAGCGGCGGCAGCCAGATCACAACAAAGACAAGGCGCTATAGCTCTTTCGCGTTGCAGTACAGCGCTGACCGTGGCGCAACCTGGGTGACGTTCCCTGAGAACTTTGCTGTTGCCGGCATCAGCGGAGAGGAAGTCTACAGCTACTTGCGTGTCAACTTCGCATCTTATAAGCGATGGGAGATCAGGCTCGTGCCCATCAGCAGCTGGGAGATCAGGCAGAACGCCATCACCAGAATGCTCGTGCTCGACACCACGAGCAACACGGAGGTCAGCACGACATCGGGCGGCGTGACGGTATCGACGACCGGACTCGTGATAAACCCGACGAATAGCTATTATCGCAAGATGGCTCAGCTTGAGCCGAAGTTTGATATTGGACTTGGATGGTCTGACCCCGAGTATCAGTCCATGCTTGACGGGTACGGCAGGTTCGCAGAAGCGCAGCCCTATGACAACGTGCAAACAAGCGTTGGCAATAGTCCGGAGCACGAGATAGATCACGTCAATTATTATGACAACATTGACATCACACCGTCCTACCAAGGCCTGTCCGGCATTGGCGTGAACATCTCAGCCTCGCTTGAGTTCAACAGCCTTCAGTCCTTCAGTGGCTTTTGCAATAACGGCTACGAAATGCCGAGGCTGCTGAACAGTGACACGGTTGGGTCGAGCCATCTGTGGCCGGACTGGTTGCGTGAGATAATGACAAGCACGACTCTCGGCGCGTTCCCTGCTACTCAGCTGGCGCAGATTGACAGGCCGAGCTTTCAGGTAGCTGCTCAATGGTGCCAGGATCGCGGATACTTCTACGATGCAGTAGAAGACGAGCCGCTTAACATTCTCGAATGGGCCGCAGAGACAGCACAGTCGCACTTGCTGAAGCTCGTGCGACTTGGCGGCGTCTATTATCTCAAGAAGGCGATTGAGTTCACGGACCCGCTTGACATCAAAGCGCAGTTCAACAACGGCAACATTGTAGAGGGGACATTCCGACTGAATACTGTCGACTACCTGACGCGGCAGCCGTTCATAGTGCAGGTCAAGTGGCGTGAGGAATCTGACAGCCTCGAAGCACCGCTGTTTGCACGCGAGCGTGTTGCAACCGTCCGGCAGGTGGGCACAAGCGCCAGCGCTCCCGTGCGCGTACTCGACCTGTCGAAATGGTGTACGAACTACAGGCAGGCTATCGACGCCGCTTGTTACTACATCCGATTTGTTGCGCTCAGGGATCACACTGTCACTTTCAATACTACGCCAGAGGTGCTTATTGCGCAGATCGGCTCTGGCAGCTTTTTTAAGCTCGACATTGATGTGGTGAACTACAATACCGCCGTGCAGGGTTTCATACAAGAAGATGGCACGATCGTCACCACTCGCCCCGACCTCCTGCCGGCCCAGGATGGCAACTACCCTGGTTTGACATGGGATCTGAGCAGCGACCCGGTAGAGCAGAACATCGTCATCACCGCCGGCAAAGCCTCGCCCGAGAGTAGCTTCTTTGCTATCGCCAGCGTCAACACGAGGCAGCGCACCTACGAGATCAACAAGGTAAGCATTGACGCTGAGGGTGTGATAACGGTAGATGCCTTCCATCATCCCACCAATTCCAGCGGCATGAGCCTGCTTGGCGTAAACTGGACAACGTATCAAACAGATGCCAACTGGGTGATCGAGCTATGAACATCATCACCGAACTGCCAGGGATCACCCCAACTGCCAGGCCCTACACCATGGGGCAATGGCCGCAAACGCGCAAGAAGATGCGCAATGGCAGGGTTGCGCGATGGCCGCTATCTGCTCGCCCGAGCGGCGACAAGATGGAGCTTGTATGGCAGAACATCACTTACACAGAAGCGGAGCAGCTATCGAAGGTGTGGGATGAGAACTATGGCATCTACGGCAGGGTGATACTCCCGCCCGAGATCTTCGCCGGCACGAGTGGCGAGCTGAGGACCTTCCTGGCCATGCCGTTCCCCGGCGCGACCTGGCACTTCGTCGGCAGCCCGCAGATCACCGCGGTCAAGGCCGGTCGCTGTACGATGCGGATGCCGATTGGCGTTCGCGGTTCCGCCGTCTACGAAGAGTGAGCATCCAGCGCCCAATCACGCTGCCGCCCTACACGCCCAGCACGTGGGAGCTGCGTCTACCTGGCTACCCGGTCATCGTGAACAGCTGGCGATCGGCCTCCTTCCCGGAGCTGCTGGGGACGCTCCCGAGCGGGGCGGAGTGGAGCATGACGTTCGAGAGCCAGGACGACGACGAGGCACTCGCCCTGCTGCTGCCCTGGAGGGCCTCCGGGTGCGGCCTGTGGCCCCTGACCGCTCTGCCGATCGAGCTGGCCGGCGGGGTCGATGATGCAGACTTCGTGGAACGCCTGACCGGGACAACCTGGACGATGGCGAGCGAGCCGCGCCTGGAGCCGGTAAAAAACGGACGCTTCAACGTAACGATAGAACTTGTCTATGAGCTTGCATTCGATTCTGTTTATGGCCCTGGCGCACCGGCGCTACCGCAAACACGAGGCAACCCGCTACGCCTGAACGTATCGACAACCCTTGCTGTCGCCGGCCTGCCGAGCACATTCCTGAAGATCATCGACAGGAGAAATGCGTCGGCAGTGCTCGCGCTCAATCTGGTAGACAGCCTCAATGCCGTCGCCCAGCCTGGCGGCTTGCAGAAGAAGACGAACAGCAGGCCGGCGGGTGCGGAGCTGGGGCTTGGGATCGCCACGACCCTCACCGTTGTCGGCACAGTCCCGTAGCGCCAGGGCAGGTGCAGGCTAGAATCCCGATGGCCCGCCGGCTCGATCATGCCAGTCACAAAGCAAACCTATACAGCGAACGCGCCTTGGACGGGCACGAACATGGCAAGCCTGCTGTCCACAGCGTTCATCGACGCCGGCCTAATGACAGCATGGCACGATTCGTTCGCCATAACTAACAGGCAGTATCGGGTTCTACGTATTCAGCACGACGCCGCAAAAACTTACGGCAGTTCGTTCTACTGCTTTATTGCGGATGACCTTGGCAACTTTGGCGTAGCTCTGTCGAGCGGGTGGAACCCATCGGGTACGCCACCGATCAACGTGCCAACCGGGACGCAGTTTCTTGACTATCACAGGCTACCAACGGATACAAGCCCTGACAACTCTTCGGCCACAAGGCTGCTCCAGCTTTCGACCACTTCCAATCTGTTCCTTGATCGCTACACTTCCGCGATCGACACAAAGCAGAGCTGGTTCATCTTCCGGCAGCCGGGTTTCAGGACGCCTCCTTTCTCGGTGCTGCATAAAGATACTGCTCTGCAAACATGGCTTGATCTTAACAAAGGTATAATCAACGGGTTTAGCACTATCGACGCAGACGTTTCCAGTAGAATGGGCTACACCAGGTTTCAGCTTCAGGAAAACATCAGGCGATGCTTGCTCACCGGCTCAGCGTTACGCGGTCGTACTAACACCAATGGCAGCGGAACTTTTCACACCCTTAACCTCAATACGCATACCTACGTAGGAGTTGGCACCAGCGCAACTGATGTAAACATCGGCATCGACATAACCAGCCTTGGCTCTGCATTCCCACTCCCCGTAGCAAAGGCCGTCGCCAATCCCGCTTACCTCACTGACTACAATCCGGTATGCAGTGACCTGGCATGGTCTGTCTGGACGCCAACGAAGCTCGCTCTTGACTTTGGCGTTTACATGCACTACAACGACAACGACACCGCCTATCAGGACAGGTTTATCGTTCAGAGCGGAGTAAACGAATGGGAAGCCTTGCAGTTTGCTAACAACTCTGTCGTGGTTGACGGTGCCTCACCTACGTTCGTCGCCAGGGTGGTCTGATGACAGTTGCTGTTGGCACAGACGGAGCAGCCAAGATCGATCTCGGTAGTGGCCTGAAGTACATGGCAAACATCAGGTCATGGGAGCTTCTCGTCGATCGCCCGTCCCTTCGCCGGACAAACCTGGAAAACGAAGCCGAGAGATCTGTAAGCGGTGTCGCCAAATGGACTGGTGACTTCGAGTTTCATCTGGTCTTCTCGGAAGATGAGTCAGTTGCGCTCAGCTCGTGGAAAATGCTTGAGTTTGCCCTTACCGGCATAGGTGATGAGCTGTTTGCGGACATTGAGCTGATCCTGCAACGCCATCAAATTGCCCCCGACTGCGAGGTGTTTTACTCAACGATCCCAGGTGTTATCAAGCTGGCTGGAACGGTGCTCGTTACAAACGTGCGCATGAACTGCCGCGATCCTGGAGAGCCAATCGTCATGGTGGCTGACTGGGAGGGAGACGGCGCTCTGACCCCCGTGCGCGAGACCTGAGCGCAGCCGGCGGGTGTCGAGGTGGTCTATGATTCGACCGTCATTGCCGGCCCCTGCCGTGCGCGAGCCGGATCTGAAGCGAATCGACAGACTGGAGGGGGATCTAGTCAGTCTCCAGACGAATATGGCCGTCCTGGAGAAGGTGGTCGATAACATGGTATTGCTTCGACAGGACGATCGAACAGCCATGAAAGAGCTTGGCGAGAGAATGGAAAGGTCGGTAGCCAGTATGGCGGAAGAGATTAAAAGGCAAGCAGATAAGACGGCAACAGCCGACAGGGACATGATAGCCGAACAGGCAAAGGGGCGCGGAGCAAAAGAAGCCACGAGTTATGTTGTTGCAACCTTGCTTACCGTATTCGGCTTGTTCATTGGACTTGGCGGTCTGATCGTCTCATTCCAGGCCGGCAAAAACAGCACGCCAAGAGAAGAGGCACCCTACAACTATGAGACGAGGATTCTCCCGTGACATTCGATACCGCTGCGGTCCAGGGTCCGGCCGGCCCTGCTAGACTGCTGGGCAGCTGCCCGACGGCCGAGCGGCTATTCACCAGCTGAGGGGCGGGCAATGGTCATGTCGTTTGTGGGGGCAGACGGGAGGGCAAAAGATGTATCGCCAAGCAATCCCCTGCCGGTAACTGGTGGCACCGGCGGGGGCGGCGGTGGCGGTGGTAGCGGTGACGCATCAGCGGCTAATCAGGTACTGCAGACCGCGCAACTTGAGGCCATCAATGCAGACCTTGGAGCGCCTGATGCCGCAGCAGCCACTACAGATGATGGAACGTTTGGACTGATCCCACTGTTTAAGCGGTTGCTCGGGAAACTGCCGACGCTTAGTGGTGGCGCGATGCCGGTACTTGCAACTGCGTCGCCAACTGATAAGATCGGCAGCAATACGCGAGAATACGACTGGGCGAATGCGCAGCGAACTGCGATTGCTTCCACAACGTCAGCAGAACTTGCGTTGCCTGCTCTTGGCGCCAGTCGTGAGGTTATGTTCCATGCAAGCTCCCGGTGCTTTGTGCGGATGGGAGGCAGCCCCGTACCAAACGCAACAGTCGGCCCCGCTCAGATGGTACTCGAAGCCGGTGAGCGGTTTCACATCCGCATCCCCGCCGGCACGACCCACTACCGCGTCATCCGGGACACGGCCGATGGCTTCCTTAGCCTCGCAGCGGTGCTCTGATGATCGGAGCTGTTGGCCGGGTAGGCCTACTGGGACTGCAAACGCGGCAGTCAACTGGCAGGCTTCTACTCTATCCCACCTACGTTCAGGACTACCTGGACCGCGTGACCGCTTTGGACGTGAGCGCCGGAGACACGCAGGGCTTGGAGCTGGGTGTGACCGACGCCTTCAACACAGCCCTGCAAGACATGGTGGCGGACACCAGCCTGGGGGTGAGCGGTGGCGTGCTGGCCCAGGCCGCAAGCCTCATAAAAGCATCTTGCGCCATGCAAGGCGCCCGCACGCTATCGGGTGCGCTGGTGCCGCTGGCGGCGGATATGCCGGCGCCGACTAATGTTGGCCCATTCGTAGCCGGAGACTACAATAGGCGGACAGGACTGGGCGATCCCGCCAACGTCTCGAAGCATCTCAACAGCAACCGTAACAACAATGCTGATCCACAGGACAGTCAGCACATGGCCTGTTTTGTTTCAGTAGCGGCAAGCTCTGGTACATTTCCGCAATATATGGGAGCGGGAGATACAGAAAGCGGAACAAACAATCTAGGGGCAGGGATCTCAGCGGGCTTTTTCTACGTTCGCAATAGGAACGGAACTGCTGACACAATAGCGGCTGCCGCATCCGCCACGGGCTTTGTCGGGACGAATCGTGCTACGTCTGCTGATTACCTGCTGCGCTTAAATAATGCAAATACAACATTTACTAGATTGTCTCAAGTTCCGTTTAGCAATACAATTAGAGTTTTTGCAGGAACGAGAGATACAAGCGGCGTTCAGTTACACAGCAATGGCCGCCTCAACTTCTACTCAATCGGCTCCGCCTTAGACCTTGCGATCCTCGACGCGAGGATCGCGGCATTGTCCACCGCAATCCAGTCCGCCATCGCACCATGACCACCCTTGCCGACATCCTGACCCCCGAGGGCACGCTCCCGCCGCCGGAGCATTTTGACCCAAAGACCCACGCTCTGCTCGTACCTGACGCCACCTACGCGGCGGTGATGCAGGCGCAGGATCAGAACACCCCGCCAGGCTGGCAGCATCGGTTGCAGCCGGTCGTCATCGACGGAGAGATCCATCACGGTATCGGCGCCGACGTGCTCACCGAGGCGCTGCCGCCCTACGGCATCCTGCGCCATGTGTTCGACAACCTGCCACCTGAAATGGCCGCCACCGTGACGGTGGTGCCTTGGGCTGAGTTCCTGGCGCTGCTGCCCCCGCCCCCGCCTGACGAAACCTTGTAGCGATGCCATGATTCGCCTAAACCGCTCCTCTCCCCCACCGTTACCGCCACCGCGCGGGATTGGGGCGCTCATGAGGGAGATTATCGCCGTATCAATCGGCGTGTTGCTGGGTGCCTTTACATCTGGTGTGTCGTACTTGTTCCGGGAGGAACCCGCCAGGGTAAACGAAACCCGTGGGCGGACGGAGTTCAACCGATTACGCACCGAACGGAACGAAGCCGACATCAGAGAGCTTCGCGCCGACCTCCGCCACATCCTTGAAACACTCCGCACGCATAAGCATCAGTGACCATCATCGCCCCCTCAGGTCAGGAGCTGGCGCCAAAGCCGCCCTCGAATGCAAGGCATCAGCTAATTATCCTTGCTGCCGTCGGTGCTTTCATCGCTCTGGGCTACAGCTACAAGGAGAGCTGTGTTCGTCAAGGTGGTAACTTCGAGCAGTGCTGGGAGAAGGGCCTTGCGATAGGCGGGATCGGCCCTGGGGGGCCCATCAGCGCGGGCACGATCGCAGGCCTGGCCTTTGGGCAGATCGGCAAGGAGAGGGAGAAGAAAGAGGCTTACGAGAAGGGTTTTTGGACCTACAATGCGCACCTTGAACGACCCGCGACCGATGACCCTGACCCCAAGCCTTGACCCTCGCGGCAGTGAAGAAGCCGGCATGGCCGGACCACTCATCAAGGCACCCGTCAAGCCAGGCGACAGCTACTTGCTGGTCAACGACCGCGATCAGGACATCGAGGCCTACGACCACGCCGGCAAACTGCTCTGGAAATGCCCAGCACTTGCTCGCGGGCAGGGCCCGGACAATGACTGGCGCACCCGCAATAGCGACACCCCGCCTGGCCTTTATCGTATCGGCGAAATCCATAAAGACTACGAAAGGTGCGGCCCCCACCCGGCGTTTGATACAACCTTGAGAAGCTACGGCTGGTACAGCTTCGACCTGATCGAGCTGGAAAACCAGGAAGCCAAAAACGGCCGCGCCGGGATCATGATCCATGGTGGTGGCAGCGCCTGCGGCTGGCCTGGTGCTTGGGCGCCAAAGCAGCAGCTGTTCTCCACGTATGGTTGCGTCAGGATGCACAATATCGATCTTCGGGACAAGGTGCTGCCGCTGACGCGAAAGGGCACTGTTTACGTTGGCGTGTTTCAGGAGCGCTGACAGCAAAAAGCCTGTGACGCTTAAGGAACGCCACAGGCTCGTTGACTGAGGGGTGCTAAGCACCCCTGTTGAATCAGCCTTCCGCGCCAAGCAGCGGTGCGCCAGGCTCCTCGACAGGCTGGCCTTTGCGCCGGCGGGAGCGGATCTCGTCGACCTCCCCGGTCATGGTAAGGAGGATCTGGGAGCCGACGCCAACGAGGTCACCGGTGGGGTACTCCACCGAAAACACGCGGCCAGGCTCAGCGCCGATCTGGCGGCAAGCCAGTTGCGACACCTGCAGCATCCCGGTGCCAACGACACGAGCACGCTCGCGGCCACGGTGCAGAGACGCCTTGCCGTCCGGCCGTGCGAACATGAAGCCCTGAGCAGCCAGAATCGCCTGGTTGAGTTGGGCCGTGAGCACACGCTCTTTGCCTTCCGCGTTCACCGAGTAGTAACCGGCGGCGTAGGCGATTTCGCCAAGGCTCTTCCCTTTGGCGCTCAGCTCCTTCGCGAATGCCAGCAGCTCTTCCCCGGTTACGCGCTCAGGCTGCTCGATGTCATCGGGCTCTTCCTCGTCGCCGGTCTCGTCTTCAGGGGGGTCAGCGGGAAACTCAAGGGGCTGCTCGAATGCTTCCAGATCGTTGTCCTCACTGTCTACAACCTGCTCCTCGTCGAGAATGGGATCCTCGACGATCGGCTCGACGGTAGCGGAAGCTCGCTTGGTGGGCATGGTGCGTTGAATCAGTTCGCTCAAAAGCGTAGCACACCATCAACGGGCGAGCAACGGATAAAGCGCATCGAGACCGGCACGAAAAATCGGATGGCCGCCCGACATGACAGCTCGCTGGTGATGAAGCAGCAGGCCGCCGGCAAACTGCATCCAGCCCTGGCTCAGGTCCGGCAGGTTCCAGGCGTGTTCTTTCACGCCGTCAACCGACAGCATGAAGTTGATACCACGCTCGACCTTGATGCCATGCACTGCCTCGACACCAAACCCGTAGCTTCCTTGCTGCATCTGCCAGCCAGGACGCACACGAGCTGTAACATCTCGGACCTTGCCGGCTTCAGCGTCGGCCTTGGCGAGGTGCAAGCAGATGCCCTGCATGGTCTCGTCGCCAGGATCGTAGCTAGCGAGATACCCGTACCTTTCCTTGTAACTCTCTGCCTGATTGGTCTTCCAGTCGCACAAGCTCAAGATACCATCGACTTCGGCAACAAGGTCAGGCGTGAAGCCGTAAAGCCCGCCAGGATGTATCATCTGCTGCTCGATCACGTAGACCTTGCCTATGCGAGGGTAGACATGCTCAAGCCATTGCGCGTGGATGGCGGCGGCTTCAACATCCTCAGGGAACTCCGGCGAGCACTCCTGCTGCTCAAAAGAGCCGAGTGACAAGCCTGCCATGGCATGAAAGCGAGTGCCAATATCAGCGCGAATGTCCCTGACACGCTCCATGTAGTATTCAGCGCCCATGTCGCTGAGCCCCTTCTTTGCCAAAGAGCGCTTCCACGGGCGCTTGTCAAAATCCTTGCCACCACCCAAAGCGATGATGTGCGATGACGATGGCACTTCTATCGGGCCGGCTTGCGCTCGATAGAAATACTTGTGATCGTGCTCTCTAAAAAAAACTCCCGGCTGAGCCGGGAGCAGTTGCAGGTAGTGCATGGGGTGCTCAGAAACCTTGCGGGAGAGCGGGGGCAGGGCCGGCCGGGGGCTGCCCGTGGATCGCTCCAGGCATCGGCGGCACGGGGGCTGGCGGGGCCATGGGGGCGGGTGCCTGCGGCTGCTGATACACCGGCGGCGCAGGGGGAGCAGCGGGGGCGACCATAGGCCATTCGGCAGGATCGGCAGGGGCAGGCGCATACTGCTGCGGAGGCGCTTGGGGGGCGGGGGCAGGGGCGTACTGCTGCGGAGCGGGTTGCTGAGGCGCGTACTGCGGAGTCGGCTGCTGAGGTTGCGCCGGATAGGCCTGGGGGGCCTGAGCCTGCTGGTACTGCTGAGCGCTCTGCTGCCTTGCAGCAGCGCTCTGCTGCGTCTCGGTCACGGTCGAGAGGCGACCTGACATGATCGGTTTGCTCTTGCCCGAGGCCGATTGTCCGCCCTGCTGCGCGTAGAGCGCAAAGTCGAGCTTGATGCAAGGCTGGCCGCCTCGATCCTGGGCATACTGACCGGCGTTGAAGGCAGCGGTCAACTCCTGCAGCAGGGCGTAGCTGATCTCGATATTGCCTTTGTAGTCGGGCTGATTGGCAGCGGTCTTGCGATCATTGAGCCAGAGCGCAGCCTGATTAGGACGGTACTGAGGCTGTTGCTGTTGGGAATAGCTCATTGGGGGAGAACGGGGAGCGGTTGAGTGGGATAGGCGATGGCAGGCGGCATCGGCGCGGGCATGGGAGCCTGCGCATACACCATCTGAGGGGCTTGCACCTGCTGCCCAGGCGCCGGCCAAGCGGCAGGGACTTGCACGCCACCAGGGAATCCTGGCAGAGCGTGTGCAAGAGTCGGGGCGGGAGTCGCCACCGAGTTACCATCATCGTCGTTTTCAGGACAAGCGGCAAGCAAGGCGAGCACATTGTAACGAACGCCATAGGTAACAGCGCCGCCAATCTTTTGCAGCGAAGTGATGTCAGGCACGGGGAAGTCGGAAGACAGCTCCTCGCCACCGTCGATCGTGGAAAGTGTCGTGCGGACAACCCAGTAGCCATCGCTGGCGACAAGCTGAGAATAGATGGTGACACCCTGCTCAAGTAGCGGCGGCTTGATTGCCTTGAGGAGAGCAGGCAGGCTCATGTACTGCGACTTCAGATAGTCGTTTTTGCTGTCCTTAACAAGGTCTCCGAAGAACGGAGCAGCAGCAACAAGTCGCTCAAGAAGAGAAGCGGTGTTGTGCTGTTGCATGATCTGCGGCGGCGGGGCAACGGGTTGCACTGCAGCCGGCTGAGGCATTTGAGGCATGAGCGGAGCGGCCGGAGCAGCCGGCGGGGGAGAGGGGGTGCGTGCCATAAAGAACGGATGAACAACGGAACGATAGCATGGACAGGTCAGGTCCGCATTGAACGCTTTTCATTGGATGGCCAAGCATTGCACGCTTGACACCCGTTGTCAAGCGTCTTAGTCGGGGTACTTGCCCAAAGCAATAAAACGTTTCTCTCTCCACTCCCCGAGACCAGCAGCAACGAGCTGATCCATGGCAGCCTTAATATGGGCGGAGGTGATGTCCCTACGAAAACGCGACGGGATGCAGCGAGACAAGAACTCGGTCGCCGTCACGCTGCCGGTGCCCATGGCATAGACGTGAATACGACGCGTCAGCTCGAACGTGCCATGCCGTTGCATCTGCGATTCCTGCTGCTCTACGATCGCGTAGCTCTGCAGTAAGTCAACCAGCACCACGGCGCGAGCAAGCGTACGCTTGGACAGATACAGCTCGTCTTCCTTCTCTTCCCCGCCGGCAACAGCGCAAAGATGAATAGTCAAAGCGATCTGCAAAATGTATCCAAGTCGCTTGCCAAGCACGGCTCGCTGTGATTCCAAGGCAACTGATTGAGCCTTCTCCCACGTATCCCGCGACAACAGTGTAAACAATTCCACTGCCTCGCGCTCAAGCCTTAACACCAGCGGCGGGATGCCAAGGCAGCGAAGATAGAACTCTTCCAGGCACTGCCCTGCAACGTGAACAGTTTGTATCTCCTCCGGCGTGCGGAAGAAGTTAGGCTCGACGTATTCATTTGTGATCGGCAGCACGAGGCAGCGAGCGAACAGGCCGGCATCGTCCCCTCCTTCCATCATTCGCCGGAACACGCCAGGTTGCACGCCACCGAGTAACGCGTTCTGAACCTTGCCATGGATTGGCTTGCTTCGCCGTCCAACACGATGCTGTGAGCTGACGTTACCATCGAACAGGCACAGAAAAGTTTCCTTACCTCGTCCCTTGCCGGTCGTCTTGTATTCGTCAAAGTTGCCCAGAACTGATTTTATCTCCTCGCTGTAAATAAAGGTTGCGAGGCCGTTCCTGTGATTATCCCCAAGAATGCCGTTAAGTGATTCTGTCGTGAAGTCGTCAATGCAAGTACGAAGTGCCTCAGGCTTTTCAGGGCGCTTAGCTTTGGGCAGTGAACCGTAGCGCATTTCGTACTCATGCTCCTCGCTTGTCGATATTTGATCGTAGTGAGCCAGCACGAGGCGCAGCCGCTCCTTGCTGAGGATGCGCATGATCGGCGACTTGCCGTTACCACTCAACCCTGATAAAAGCGTCCAGATAACAGGCTCTTTCACGAACAGCCCGTCCCCAGCGTCGACTCGGTGCCCCGCTCGAACGCAGCCGGCAGCAGTGGTGAGTACTACTGCCACTGACGTTATCGGGTCGCAGGGCAGGTTGCCAGTAAGATCCTCTATGGCCCCGCAGATATTCTCGGGCAGATAGTCTGCGAGATTGATGGCGCGGCGGCGTACCTCCAGCTCCTGCCGCTTCCCGATCGCCAGGCGCGAGCTGAGAGCCTCAGCTTCCACCCGCCGGTCCTCGTCAAGCGCATCCCAGATGCGGGAAACATCAAACGGAGAAGCATCGTGAGCGCTTGCAATATCTGCAATAGCAGTCTTGATGTCAGCAGCAGATTCCGAGCCGTTGTTATGAAACTCCTGCAGCGCCTGCTTGATGCGGCCATAGCTGACGCGACTGAGCGGTGCAGGCTTAGCACCTGAAGCCGACTTCATCGCCGCAGCGATCAGCGACCCGAGCTGCTCTGCCGGCATGTCGTCAACGCTCCCGCCATCGGGAACCTCGCAGATCGATTCGGCCGGAATGATCCGCAGGTCAATGCCGGCCAGCTGTGCAGCAGCAAAAAAGCCCGCTGCTTTCTTCCTGCCGGGCGCATCATTGTCAGAAATAAAGTAGACCTTCTTGACGTTCGCTGTCAGCAGTGACGCGTAACGCGCTCTGCAGCTTGCTTCGTTTCGCTGGTGTCCTGGGTGAGTGATGGCAGCGATCCCCTGCTGCCTTAGCACGTCAACGCACTTTTCTCCTTCGACCTCTATAACAAACCCACTCGAAGCTGAATCGAGCGAACCGTAGAACGGCCATATCTTTGACCCGTCGCCGGCATTCCATCTGCCATTGAAGAAGAATTGTGGCTGAAACTCCTTCTTCTTATCGCCGGGAAAGTCATAGCGAACTGCCCGTAAATCCTCCTGGTAGGGATAGACCGTCATCTGACACTCCTCCCCGCCTTTCGTCGTAGGCGCCGGGACCGGCGGGGGCAGCGGCTCACAGGCCGGCAGTAGGTCAGTCCTCTCCTGGTGTCGGTTGAATATGGCCCCGCCCCTCTCGTCCCCAGAATCC